CTAACGGATTTTCTCGTTAGCTTCGGTTTCACTCCAACCCTCCATCACTTCATCAAACCGCGCTGCTGCAGCTTTCTGCAGGCCTGGTGCCACGTGGCTATAAGTATCCAGCGTCACAGCGATGCTGGAATGCCCCAATCTCTCCTGGACTATTTTAGGGTGTATGCCCTGTTTAAGCAGTTGGGAAGCATGACTATGGCGGAGGTCATGAAGCCTCACGCCTTTCAGCCCGAGTTTATCCATCATGCGCACCCAGGCCCTGGTTACGGAGTCCGGCAGCAGTGGCCCACCCTCATCCTGGCTGAATACCAGATCGTCGTCAGATAATTTTTTCCCTATATGTTTGCAAATAATCTCCTGTTTTTTGCGGTGTTCGTTTAATGCCAGGGCAGCCGCCGGCGAAAGCGCTATCAGCCGCCGGCTTTTGGCGGTCTTGGTTTGCCGGAAAATGAATTGCCCGTTCCGCAGGTGATGCAGGCTTCTGACAACCGATATCTGTGTGAAGATGAAATCCACATCTCCCCAGCGCAATCCCAGGATTTCAGATCGCCGCATCCCCGTAAACAGGGCCAGGAAGTAGAGCGCATAGTATGGAGTGCTCTTGGCTTGTTCAAGAACCTTGAACATATCCGCCTCTGTCAGTACCTGGAATTCATGCTGTTGATAGCGTGGTGGTGTCACAGCGTCGGCAGGGTTACGCCCCGTCAACCCCATCTTAACGGCCACTCCCAGCGCCGTGTGCAGCGTTACATGGTGGTGCCTGACCGTTCGGGCGCTGAGTCCTCCCTTGCCGTCCCTGCGGCCTCCCGCCAGCTTTTCCGCGTAATAGCGTTGCAGGTTCTCCGGTTTCAATTGTGTTAGCAGTATGCCGCCCAGGCCGGGTATAAGGTGCTGCCTGACAATATGCTCATATCCCTCTGCAGTTCGCGGAGCGACGTTCATAGATACGGAATCTTTGAGCCACTTCTCCAGAAATTCCGCTAACGTTATCTTATCAGGTCTAATAAACGTACCTGTATCAAGTTGATGCAATAGCTCAGCTAGCTTCTTCGCAGCTTCCTTCTTGGTCCCTTTGATACTGTACCATTGTTGTTTGCGCTTGCCCGTCGCGGGATCCTTGGCGATATCTATTACTATGCTCCATGAATCCTTTGCCCTCTTGATAATATGCCCTCTCATTTTTCACCCCTGTTATTAACATTTATCTACAGACTTTGTAGCTGTTTTAAAAAACTTCAGTTATTTTCTCAGCCTTCGGCCACGATGCGCCGTAGCGGACATATCCCTATAGACAAGTAGAACATATGTACTATTATAATATACGGGCGAACGCAAATCAATACGTATCGGAGGAAAAATGAACGAAGAAAAACTAACCATGACCATTGATGAAGCAGGTGCACTGCTTGGCATCGGTCGCAGCCTGGCCTACCAGTTGGCGCACGAGGGCAAGCTGCCTGTCATCCGCCTGGGCAAAAGGTTCCTGGTATCCCGCAAGGCCTTCGTGGCCATGCTTGATGTCAAACCCGCCGAGAATAATCCCCAGAAATCATAGGCATAAATAACCTATGCCTAAAAAGAAGAAAGACCAAACAGCCGAAGATAAATCTGCCCCTGAAAAGGTGCCCGATGTCCCCGTCCCCGGCTTTGTTTTGGGTACTACGGTCGCCGAGCTTGTCATCAGCAAGGAGGGCATCCGCACCTTTGCCATGTATAACAAGGGTACTATATCGCATACGTCTAAGCATCGCGCCCCGCATTTCTATCACGTCCCACCGGATGATACGCTGGCTGGTAACGTGGTGCATTTTGCCCGTGAGTCAGCCCGCTATTGCCAGCCGCATGATTTGCTTCAGCAGATCAGGGCTTATATTCACAGGTACCTTGAGCTTCCACCATCATACGAGGCTATCTCCGCCCTATATATCCTCTTATCCTGGGTTTACGAGTTCACGCCCTCGCTTCCCTATCTACGTGTGATAGGTGATTGGGGTACCGGCAAAACGCGTTTTCTGGAGGTCATAGGCTCTATCTGCTTCCGCCCCATCTTCGCCTCCGGCGCAGCAACGCCTTCCCCCATCTTCCGCATCCTCGACCAGTACCGTGGCACTTTGGTGCTGGACGAAGCCGACTTCAAGGAGTCATCATCCTGGACCGATATGGTCAAGATCCTCAACAACGGCTACCGCCCGGGCTTCCCTGTACTGCGCGCCGACAAAGTCAACGGTCGCTGGCGGCCTCGCGGTTACCAGGTGTTCGGCCCCAAGCTTATCGCCACCCGCTTCCGTTTCCAGGATGAAGCCCTTGAATCCCGCTGCCTCACCGCCGAGATGCCCGTCCTTACCCGCTCCGATATCCCGCGCATGTTCCCCGCCGAATTTAAGGATGAAGTTCACGACCTGCGCTCCAAGTTGCTCACCTTCCGACTGTATAACCTCTTCAAGCTCAAGGGCAGCGAGTTCACCAACGATCTGCTTGAGCCGGGGCTTCAGCCCCGCCTTCAGGAGATTCTTATGCCCCTAAAGGCCCTCGCCGGCGCCGATCAGTCTCTGTCGGATACTCTGTCCACGTTTATCAAGAGTCAGCAGGAGTCCCTTTATACCCGCCGTCGTGCCAGCCTGGACGGGCTTGTCGTCTCCGCCATGCTCCATCTGCACGTAACGGATACTCTCTTGACTTCTGATGCTATCTCTTATTGCGCCAATGATATGGATGAAGATGCCGCCCTCAATGCTCGCAAGGTCGGTTGGATCGTCAAGCATCTTGGCTTCGCCAAACGCCGCCTGGGTCACGACGGCCGCCATGTCGTGGTCTGGGATGATGAGCTGGCCTTCCGCCTGGCCACCCGGTACGGCATTCCCTTCTCTCCATCCAACTTTGCGGAAAAAACGTCACCAACGTCACCATTGTCACCCATAGCTTTATAAAGCGGGTGGCGTTTTTCGTACGTCTAAAAGAACGTCACCAACATTGTCACCCTTTTTCGTATCTGGAGGTGACGTTGGTGACAATGGTGACAATGTTTGGGGGGGATATATAAATAATTCTTAGTTAATGAAATACCTGCACTGCATATTTGCCTTCTCTGGCAAAGCCCGTCTGGTAATATGTTAGGTCCAGCATGTTGCTTCTATGTCCAGGCGAAGTGGCCCAGAGTTCAAGTAAGCTTTCATTTGAGTCAGTTGAATATGCCATCATAGCAATATTTTCACCGAGATTGTATTTTTTGATACCATCATGACTGAAATTGCCGGGCTGCGCTATTTCTACCACACGTTGCTTAGCTATTTCGTTAAGATTCGTATTGAATATTAATGGTTGCCTGCCATTGTCGGTACGGAATTTATTGAATATCTGCGCGTAGTTCTGATTAAGTATGGCCTCCAATTTCGCCTCTTCAGCTTTTTGTTCCGCAATCCTATGTTGCTCTGCTATCGTTTGTTGCTCAATCCGTTTCTGTTCCTCTATTTTTGCCTTAGCAGCCTTCTCTTCATTTTTAATTGTTTGTTCAGTCCAATATTTATTCCAATTAGTAATCAGTTCATTCTTATATGTTGCAGCTGGCTGAACACCGGCATAGGCAAAAATAACTATTATAACCAATACAGTAAATGCAGTTAGTTTCATACTGGGCCATCGCCAGCTGTTTTTTCTCACTATTCGCCATAGCCAAATAAGGAAAACTAATTCTCCAATGAATATTAGGCTGCCGATCAATGGGTTTTGAACAAATTCCATAGCGAATAATTTAATTCCAGTCCATATAGTGATACCTATTGTGGTTATCATGGATAGGTTTAAAAGTACCCGATATGGCGTTCCTAATCCTTTATATTGTTTTAGCCTGTAATAAAACCATTTTTCTATGGCAAAAATAAAAGAAAATCCAAACAATATCCAGAATGGAATGAAGTTTCCGACGGCAATGCTGATTCCTAAACCAGCTAAGGAAAAGCTAAATATGAATAGTAGGGCTGTGATCCACGTTGGAATGTTAATGTTATTTCTTTTCATATCAACTTTGGCGGTTGCCGCTATTCTGATATTTATTTTTATTTCAACGTATCCATACGCCGAATTATCTCATTTCCCAGTGGAATAAGTGATATGCTATCACTATCGTTTATGTAATACGAATAAACAGTGACATAAACCTGATATTTTCTGAAAGCAAGCATGTCTAATTGTAAATTCATCCCGTTAGCGTTCATGGTGCCAGCGCCAAAAACACATACGTCTCCGAGTGACGGATGACTAATATCAATTATGGGGTCAGTTATTTCAATGTTGAGTTCAGTAGCTTTTGCCTGAATATTTTTCAAAATCAAATCCTTGAATTGCTGATCGTTTTTCATCAACGCGTCATCATTACATCGCGCAATCAAATTGCTTGAAATTAGAATGAATCCATAAATTACTTGCTTTGGCTCTTCGGAAATAAATATCTGGACTTCACTGGCACCCGGTCCCAGATCCATGTTCTTAGTAGATATTCCCATTTCGGTCTCATCTACTCGTTGAAATCTTTGAGGAAGGTTTTCAGCCATGTTCAATATGAATGGGGCATCTGTTTTGGTGATCCTTGACCCGGTCAGTGTAGAAAGGATAGATCCAAATATAATTATGGCGATTACTATCGAAATGCCGATAATTGCAATATTTGGTTTTTTCTTTTGTGATGGTTGTTGATTGTATTCAAAATCTTTTACTGGCCATGTTAATGGTGCATTACATCCATCACAGAAATTATCCTTGGGTTTTACTTGTTGGCCACAACGTGGACATAAATAAGGCTGCTGTATTTTACTCATTAATTTTTTATATCTTCTTTTTCGTCAGTTCCGTTATATTGTTTGGTTGCGCTTGGGTTTTCGATGTCTTTTTATTACTGAGAATAATTGAAATAATCGGGAAAAATAAGGCCAGCCAAAGCCAATGTAAACTCCTGCCTTTTTGATGTAATACCCATCCATTTACAGGTAACATAGCCCAGCACAGAAAGTAGGTTGAAGCATTTTTTGTTGTTCCCACAATGTCGAATCCCAGGAATGTTTTTAAGAAAGCAATAAGAAAACAAAAACCGAGCAGCCAAAACAACCACGTCAAGTTTAAATGCTTTTTAAACCAGGATGTCTCTGTGGTTATTGATTTTACAGGTATTGGAATGTTACCTTGGCATCCACAATCATCTGTATATCCTACGAATCCCCTTCCACATTTCGAGCATGTTCTATTAATCATCTGCCTATAACCTCCACGTCTTTACGACCATTCTTTCCCGCCATTCTACTTTTTTTCAGGAAATATTGACAACACCCGTCTAAAATATTCCTGCACCAAAATCGCCCGCGGCCATCACCCGCCGCCATTACCCCCAATTTTGTGACAAAACCCCCTTTTTAAATTAGAACACATGTGCTATTATGCTAATCAACGCACATGTCTTTACTCGAAAAGGCACTTCAAGAAGGTAATTACGAGCTGGCAGCTCTGGCAATCGTCTATGGCATGCTCAAAGTGATTCATGACGGAAAAGAAACCGATAGGTGCCCCCAGGGGCAACCAGAATGCCCGCAAGCACGGGTTTTATAGCCGGGTTCTTGACGAAGCCCAGAAGCTTCAGCTTGACCAGGCCCGCGAAGTTGAAGGTCTTGATGAGGAAATAGCCCTCATGCGCGTTAAGCTTCTCACGCTCATGAATGAGCACCCGGAGCGCATAGACCTTCAGATGCTTGCCATGACCAACCTCACCAGCATGGTTCGCACCAGGTTCCAGATCAGTACGGGGGGCAATAGGTCACTCAAGGATGCCATCGCCAAGGTGCTCACGGATATCGCCGTTCCGCTGGGAATAAAGGCAATCATTCAGTAGCAGATGGAATTACGACCGTATCAGCAGGAAGTCGCCCGGGCCATTTTCGACAGCATCCTGCTCGGCAAAGGCCTTACCTTTTCGGTTGAGATCGCCCGCCAGGGCGGAAAGAACGAGCTTTCAGCGCATATTGAGGTTCTGTTGTTGACGATGTTTATTGCTAAAGGCGGCACTTCCATCAAATGCTCCCCCACCTTCAAGCCGCAGACCCTCATATCCATGAACCGCCTGAAGGACCGCCTTGACGAATTCGGCTATGATGGCCTCTGGCAGGCCGAGTACGGTTACATCATGAGGCTGGGCGCCGCCCGCCAGGTCTTCCTCTCCGCGGATGAAAGCTCCAATGTCGTCGGCCACACAGCCGACCTGCTTCTGGAAGTGGACGAGTCGCAGGATATCAACCAGGATAAGTATTCCAAGGAGTTCCGGCCCATGGCCAGCTCCACCAATGCCACCACGGTGCATTACGGTACCACCTGGGATGACGGCACCCTCCTCGAGCAGACCAAGCGGCTCAACCTCGACCTTGAAATCGAGGATGGGGTCAAACGCCACTTCCGCTTCCCCTGGGAAGAGGTCGCGGCCTGCAACCCCGGCTATGCCACCTTTGTGGAATCCGAGCGCGCCCGCCTGGGCGAGGACCACCCGCTCTTCCGCACGCAGTACCGCCTCCTGCCCCTCCCCGCCAGCGGCCGCCTCTTCAACCGCGCCCAGCTCGCGCAGATCACGGGCACTCACCCCCGCCAGCGCTCGCGCGTTGATGGTGTCATCTATGTCGCAGGCATCGATTACGCCGGGCAGGATGAGCAGCTCGACGGCCTGGTGCTCACCCGGCCCCAGCGCGACGCCACGGTTATCACTATCGGCGCCGTGTCCTTCAACGGGGGCAAGGAGCCGTCGGTCAAAATCGTGGAGCATTACGCCTGGATAGGTACGCCGCACCATATTCTTCACCCGCAGATAGTCGATATCGTCCGCAATAAGTGGAACTGTAGCCGCGTCCTCTGCGATGCCACGGGCATCGGCGAGCCGCTGGCCTCTTTCCTGCAGCAGTCCTGCGGTTCCCGCGTGACCCCCTTCAAGTTTACCCAGCACTCTAAGTCTCAGCTTGGCTTCGACCTTATCGCCTTTGTGAATTCGGGACGCGTCCAGTGCTACTCCGGGGATGGCAGCCGGGAGTTCGCTGAGTTCATGCTGGAGATGGAGAAGGCCCGCAGCAACTACCGTCCCAACCAGACCATTAACTTTTATGTCGATCCCCTTGAGGGCCACGATGATTATTTAATGAGCCTCGCGCTCTGCGTCAAAGCTGCCGAGAACAGCCGGCCGCGCATCGCCGTGGGAGGCCAGCGCAATGACTGAGTTTAAGCCGTCCGACCTGGCCAACCTCGACCGCGAGCGCTTCACCGCTTACAAGGCCGCCCTGGATTTCTACAACGGCGGCCAGTGGGAGCGCACCAGCCGGAACCGCCAGCTCGTATTTAACTACTCCAAGATCGCCGTGGACAAGATCACCAGCTTTTTAATGAACGAAATCAATTACGCCTTCGAGCCTTTGCCGGGTGCGGATCCTGACGCCGCCAAGCTTGCTGAGGACCTCATCTACACGGTCCTCGATCAGAACAATGCTTCGGAGCTGGACTACACCACCGAGATAGATACCGCCATCCTGGGCGACGGCTGTTATAAGGTGACGTGGGACGCCATAGAGAAGCGCGTCCGCATCACGGCGCCGGATGTCAACGGCCTGTTCGCATGGTGGAAGGGCGACGACCTCAACCAGGTTTACAAGGTTATCAGCCGTTATCAGCTTTCCGCCGAGGAGATTAACCTGATTTACAAGCGCACCCTTCAAAAGAAAATAGCCACACTTACGGAGCTATGGACGGATAAGGATTTCCTGCTCTATATCGATAACGACGTCATCGAGAAGAAGCCGAATCCCTACGGCTTCATCCCCTTCATTATCTATCCCAACCTGCGCAAGCCCAAGCAATTCTGGGGAGTATCCGACGTCCCGTCATTGTTTGAGCCGCAGCGGGAGCTTAACCGTGCCCTATCCCAGCTCTCCCGCATACTCGAAGTATCAGGAAACCCCATAGCCGTGCTTGAGGGCGTGGAAAGCTCCGAGGATATCGCCGTCAGGCCGGGCGCGGTCTGGAACATCCCGCCAGATACCAAGGCCTATTTACTGGATATGCTTCAGGGCGGAGGTATCCGCCTGCATATCGACTATATAGATTTGATTTACAGGACGATGCACGATATCAGCGAATCCCCCAGGGCGGCCTACGGTGGAATTGAAAAGGAGCTGTCGGGTGTCGCGCTGGAAGTGGAACTGCAATCGCTGCTTCAAAAGGTGCGCCGCAAGCGCCTCATCCGCACCAACGTATACAAGCGCCGCAACCAGCTTATCTTGAAGCTGTGGGCGAAGTTCATGCGCAAGGACCTCACCCGCATTGCCCAGCGTGTGCTGTGGGGCCAGGTCCTTCCCCAGGATAGGGCCAGGGACGCTCAGAACGAGCAGCTCCTGGTACAGAGCCTTGTCCACTCCCGCCGCACCGCTATGGATAACCTGGGCGTGCGCGACCCCGAGATTGAGTTCGGGAAGTGTATGGATGAGCGTAAGGCCATCCTGCAGATGAATAACGATTTTAAGGCGATGTCCACCCGCGGCGGTCCGAGAGAGAGAGTTACCGCCGCCGATATGGAGCAGGCGCTTTAAGATAGGAGGACTTTATGCCAGAGGAAATCAAACAGGTAACGGAAAATATCGAACAGCCCCCTACCACTCCCCCCACCCCCGTGCCGGCTACCGCTCTTGGCCCGGAGTTTGAGGCCGCCCTTAACGAGCGCATCATCAGCCTTAATACCACACTCGACGCATATGTTAAGGATGTCGAGGCCATGAAAAAGACTGCCGAGGCAAAGCAGGCAGATTTTATCGCATTGCAAGGTTCGCATGACAGCGCCGTCACCGCCTACCGCAGGCTGTTGGTCAATTCCAACCCCCTGTTTACCGAGGATTTACTGCCGGGCGCAACCATCCCGGACCTGGATACCGCCGCGGCAAAGATACTCGACCTCGCCAACAAAGTGCGCTCAAAGATCGAGGCCGACATCAAGTCCGTTATCATCCCGGCCGGTGCCCCTGAGCGCTCAGGCCCTGACACGTCAGGCCTCTCTGCCAGGGAGAAAATTAAGTACGCAATTCAGGAGGACAAGAAATAAATGGGTACTACCCTCACCGAATACGCCAAACTTTCCAATGACGTCATGAAGCAGGGCGTCATCGAAACCATCATTAAGGAATCTCCCCTGCTTTCGCTCATGCCGTGGGTCGAGATCAACGGCAACGCGCTCACCTATAACCGCGAACTTACTCTTCCCAGCGCTGAATGGCACGCGGTCAATGATGACTGGAGCACCAGCCCGGCCGTCACCTTCATGCAGAAGACGGCCACCCTGGCCATCCTCGGCCAGAACGCCGACGTGGACAACTATGTCCGCCAGACCCGCTCCAATATCAACGATATCGAGAGCGCGGTCATCGAGCTGACCGCCAAGGCCATCAAGAATGAGCTTGAGGATAAGCTCGTCTATGGCGACAACACCACCTACCCCAACCAGTTCGACGGCCTCGTCAAGCTCATCGCCACCGGCACAGCTTCCGACCAGCTCATCGCGGCGGGCGCTTCCGGCGGCGCGACCCTCACCCTTGCTATGCTCGACCAGCTCTGTGATGCCGTGAAAGGCGGCAAGCCCGACCTCCTGCTCATGTGCCGCAAGGCCCGCAGGCAGATCACGGCCCTGGCCAGGGCAGCAGGCAATAACCTCGAATGGACCAACGTCCTTGGCCTGCAGGTCCCGGCCTACAACGGCGTGCCCATCGCGGTTAGCGATTTTATCAAGGAAACCCATACCGTCAGCGGCTCGGTCGAAACCGCTGTTACCGGCGGCGCGTCCCATACCATCTACGCCCTATCGTTCGGCGAGGATGGAGTCTGCGGTCTTACCGGCCCCGGTGGACTCCAGATCGTCAAGATCGGCGATATGGAAACCAAGGACGCCACCCGCACCCGCATCAAGATGTACGCCGGCCTTTGCCTCTTTTCCAACGTCAAGGCCGCGGCTCTGATCGGCCTGGCCTAACGAAATTAAGGAGTAACGAAAATGGCTTTTGCAGATCCCGGAACTCGCAACGTCATCGCTAATCCTTTCGGCCCCCAGGCCCCCGCCGTCACGCTGGCGGAGGCCTGCAAGGAAGGCGATATCCTCGGCTATTCCAGCGGATGGAAACGTGCCCTTGCCACCGTCGGTACCGCCATCCAGGGCCGCCTGGTTGCCCTTAAAGGTGGAGCCAGTGGCGATATCATCCCCGTTTCCCCGCACGCTGTAGTACGCGGCTACACCGGTGGAACAGCGGGCAATCCCGTCTATGTCGCAGAGGGGACGTCTAACGGCTGCATCACCGAAACCGCCCCCAGCACGTCCGGCGATTGCAATATCATCATCGGCTATATGCTCAATGCAACCGATGCCCTGATTAACCTGCTAATACGCGCCGATGCGACTGCTTAATAGGGAGTGATACACCCTGTTAAGGTACACCTCCTTTTTGATTTTGGGAGCGGCCGGCCTCACTCACCGGCCGCCCCCCGCAAAACTTGATAAGGGACTGATAAGAAAATGACTACTTTAACTTCCATGCGCACCAGCATCCGCCGCGACCTCAAGGACGAGGACAGCTCCAACTATCGCTGGACCGACAATGAGATCGATCGCGCCATCGAAAAGGCCGTGCTTATGTATTCAGAGTTCGTGCCGCTGGTTCAGCTTACTTCTTCCTTGCACACGGTTGACCAGGACAATACCGTCGATATCTCCACCCTTACCGACCGCCTCGATGTTGTGAAAGTGGAGCATCCCATCGATACCCAGCCTTACCCCGCGCGCCGTTTCACCGTCTGGGGGGATTTGATCACATTTCTGGATGGCTACGTGGGCGATGGAGAGCACTGCAATATCTACTGGTTCAAGAAGCATACCCTAAGTACCACTTCCACCATCCCTACCGTTCACGACCATATTATCGCCATCGGCGCCGTGGCCTATGCCGTCAGCTCTCAGGCGCAGTACCAGGTCAATATGGCCAATACCGGCGGCCAGAAGGTCAATAAGGACTATAACTTTTGGGCCAGGGCCATGTTTGAGCAGTTCTATGAGCAGCTCCAGATGGTCAAGACCTACAACTTCAAGAAGCTTAAACAGACGGCTATGTCCGCAGAGGAGTAACTATGCCAAAACGTAAAACTGTCATTACCCCCAAGAATGCGCCTGCACCCTTGTTCAAGGACGGCCTCCCCCTGCAGGCTTTCGCCATCATGGACTCCAATGATCCCGCCCAATGGCAGCTACCTCATCACAATAAGCAGGTCATCCGTGCCCTGTCAGGTCATATCGGTATCGAGCGTACAGTTGACTGGCAGCTTCTTGAAAAGGCCGTCCTTTTATTGTCCCGCTATGGCGACGAAGGCCGCTGCGTCATCGCCGACCCCCAGCTCATCATCAATGCCGCCCGCCACCTTGCCGGCCATTACCGTGCGGCCGGCCGCCAGATACCTACTGCTTTATGCGTGCTTATTTAATTTATTTAAGGAGAAAAAGGAATAATGGATACTAAACCACTGGACGGCTACGTAAGGTTACTCACCACAGCTTTCAGCATGGCGCTGACCATCATCCTGCTGTTCGTTACCGACCCCGCCAAGGCAGAGAGCATTACCCAGTTCTTTAATGCATTGCTTATCCCTGCCATCCCACAGTTCGCAAACATCATTTTCGTCATTGTACGGACCATAACCGACGGCCAGAAGATTACCGCCAGGAAAGAACTTCAGCTTGCCGGTGTTTTGCCGGTGCTCCAACCCGCCTCTGCGCCTGCGGCCGCACCTGCCGCACCTACTTCACAGCCCGTAAGGCAGGTCAACCCCGCCGCCCTGGCCACCGCCCCCGCAGCTCCGCCTTATATACCGTTTGATATCGATGCCGCCATCGGCGCCGCGGAAGAATCCTGTAGAAAAGATGGCGTGGAAGTTACCCCTATCAGCAGGGCCTTTTACTTCTACCCACTGGTTACTCGTTTTGACCTGCGCGAAGTTCCCCGCGTGGAACGTTTAAGCGAAGCCAAACGCCTGGTCGATAAGGCCGTCGAGCTTTTCAGCGAGGCCTTCAAGTACCAGACTAAGCTCCCCAAGCCCCCCACCCAGGCGGAGGCCGCCAATTACCACGGCTATATGCTCAAGCTCAAAAAGGACTACGAGAAGGCCAACAACCTGACCTGCTCGGATAAGACTTTCGAGGAGCTGCGCAACCTCGTGTCCTATTTCAATGATATCTATACCGCCCAGGATGGCCTCGCCCAGCTTTCCGGCAATACCGTGGACTGGTCGATCTACGGCGGCGGCGCTTTCACCCCCACCCAGGTCGGCTGGGATTACGTGAAACTACTTTAATTGATCGTAGCGCCGCCAGGATCCTGGCGGCGCTACGCAGAAAAGGAGGCTGTATTTTGCGCAAACCCAAAGACCCGCTTGTTGTCGATCACAAGGACCGCGGCTGCAAATTGTTCCCCGTTTGCCTTGATTGTCCCTTGCCCGTCTGCATGGAAGATACGCCCGCTTTCAAGCAGAATGTGCGTTTACTGCAAAGGGCAATTGAAGTGGATGCTCTGCACAAGCAGGGTAAGACGCTCAAGGAGATCGCCGCACTTTTGAACGTGTCCCAGCGCACTATCCGCCGTGATAAGGATTTATTAAAGAAATGAGGACCCTTTCCGCCGCCCTTACTGACGAGCAGAAAAAAGCCACCCGCAGGCCGCTGATCAAGGTCGAGGTGGCTACCTATGGCCACCCCGCCGCCGTGGACGCCGCCGCCCTGCAATGGTCTGCTTTTATGTGGGAGCGGCTTACTGCTGTGGGTGATAGTACTGCCCTGGGAGTTAATCATGCCCTCGCCATCCCTTCCGATGGCTCAATTTGCCGCGTTAAGGCTGAGAGCAGCAAGGCTTATTTCCAGCGCGTCACGTCCCCCAGCGGTTCAAGTAATTGGACTGCATCGTGGACTAACCTCGGCTCTATCACCGCTACTTCTAAGGTCGCCATCGCCGCCCGTTCGGCTGAAGTGATTGTATTTTCCGATGATGCTGTAAATCTCTATTATAGGTTAAGTTCAAATAGCGGCTCGACCTGGGGTAGTTGGGTATCGATGTCCAATGCCAGGCCGGGTGAAAGAGGCATTGCAGCCGCCTATAAGTCTAACGGCGATCTTGCCGTTGTCCATGCCTCCGATTTTAACGACCCCACTTCCCTGTATATTCAGCGGCGTGTCGGCGGCACTTGGACTACCGGTCTCGGCCAGATCAGCGGCGACTTCGCGCTGTCAGCCCTTGCTCTCTACCATGACGGCGACTGGAATATCCTTGGCCTAATCCTGGACGGGGCCTATATCCGCCTGGTGCGCGGTATCTATGGTGACGGTGACCAGTATACCGCAGGCACCTGGTCAGGCTGGGAGTATGTCAATTCTTACAAGGCAAAGGTGGATTTTGCGGGCCAGACGCGTCTCAGGACATGGCGCACCCAATCCATGCGTAAGAAGTCAGAGCCGACCTATTACGAGCGTGTCAGCGCCGTCAATGAGCTGCGCGCCGCTGACAATCTCGCCGTGGACGATCCTTTTATCTGTTATCACAGCTCGCTGGGAGCGGTTTTTTCCTTTTCCAAAGATAATTCCCCCTGGTTTTACCGCCTCCGACCGGGGACGGAGTTCAAGGATATGGACTGGTACAAGGCCTTCCCCTTAAATGCTGTGGCCACCCAGGGCCTCGCTATTGCCTGTGACGGAACATATCTTTATGCCACAGCCCCCAACCAGGTCTGGCGCACAGGGCTTCCCGGGAGTTGGGCGCCGCCCACTGCGGGGAGCGGCGCCGGCACGGCCTATGCCGTACCCGCAGCTCACATTATCGCCACCAAGGAGCAAGTCGCTTCCCTTCGTCCGTCCGCCCTTGAAGTTGTGCTGGATAATTCCAAAGGCACTTATAACATCATCGGCACGGGTAGCGGGAACCTCGCCGCCGCCTTGAAGCGTGGAAGCGAGGTTACTCTATCTATTGGTTACAGGACATCATCAGACCTGCTATCCGTTGTCGGAAAATATTATATCGAGAGCCTTGAGTATTCCCGCGCGCCCGGACAAAGTTACTTCGCCATCCATGCCGTTGATGCGTGGGCATTGTTGCAGCGCTACGCTTTCACCAAGCCTGTTGAGTGGAATTCATCCACCAACGATAAAACGGTTTACGACATCGCCGAGCTTATCGTCAAGGCCGTCGGCGGCACATTAAGTTATAAGTCCCGCAGCTCTGATATCACCGGAACTTATCCCCGCTTTTCTGTCAGTTCAGGAGAGAACGGCGCGGCCGTCCTCCGCCAGCTCCTATCCCTCGTCCCCGATGTTATCTTCTTTGTCGGTTTATCAGCCTATATCGTCTATCCCCAGGCCACCGATTCAGCATCATATTGGTTACGGTTTCCATGTTAGCAAGAAGTATATTTAAGTCTCAGGAATTAATAATATCTCGAATAGACTTATATGCTTGGGCAATTTGTTTAGCTGTTTTTACTAAATCGACATTTTTATTTGAAAGATTGGTTTTATCAATACCGATGACTAGTAGTTCTTTCGCTAAATCCGGATTTTCTGGAGGTACCGGTTTATTTGACGAATCTGTTCTGTTACAGATCCAGATTATGATTCCATATATAACGGCGATTCCTACTATTGATACCAATATTAGTTTAATCCAAAGTTCAATTGTGTTTGCTATTGTCCATACCACAAATAATCCAAAAAATATGAAAGCCATTAATATAAATAATTGTCCTAAAGTTTTCCTCTTTTCTTCCTTCAGGTATAACGCATATCCTTGCGCTACAAGACTTATGCATAATGCCCCTAACGCGATTGTAATACTCAAGATGGCAAATGAATTGCCATTATTTATAGTGTTGATTAATTGTGTAGCCGTTGCATTATCCATGTCCCTACCCTCCTACGCCTGCAATAATATCATTCAATTGATGGAGTGTAAATGGAAAAAATATCAAACACGTCATTGATAAATGAGTATCTTCTTAAAGCGCCTTTCACACGTTGTCCTGTTTGCCGCGGTACTACCACCATGGATGGTATCATCATCGGTAACGAGCGCCGCCTCGGCTCTATCTGCCATTCCTGCGATTCGCGTTGGGACCTTCACGGAACCCCCGTCTATCATGGTCATATCGTAATTCTTCCCCGTGTTGACCCTGTCCACCTACCATGCGGGGATTTCGAGGGCTGTGCTTCATGCCGCCCCCGCGTTGGCCGCCCACCAGGGTCTTTTGATAAAGTCCCGCGCAAGAATACAGGCCGCCCGATATCTGTGCGTAATAAAAAACAACGAAATCTTAAACGCAAGGGATTCTAAAAGGAGTTTTATTTATGAAAGATTTATTTGTCTGGTTTTGCGTTGCCTTCATCGCTGTCTGCGCCTGCATTGTGAGCTACCGTTATGGCTTCACTACCGGGCAGTCGAGTTGTCCCATCAAGTACGCCGTTTGCGAAAACGGAACCTGCGTGCTTAGCGACACACCCCCGGCCTATCCTGGCAAATAATTGTCATTGCGAGCGGATCGAAGCAATCCCCTCGCAGTAAGGAGTAAATCAAATGGCCTCAGCACTTTTCGCCAAAGCTCTCAAGGCATTCCTCGACAAGGATATTGATATGTTGGACGACAATATCAAGGTCGTCCTGGTGGATTCCGCCGACTACACTCTAGACCTCGCCGCCCATGATTTCCTTGACGATATCCCCGCAGGCGCGCGCGTCGGCACCTCCGGCAACCTCGCCAATAAGACCACCACAGGCGGCGTGTTCGATGCCGACGATATCACAATTACCGGCGTTACAGGCGACCAGTTCGAGTACATCATCATCTACCGCGATACCGGTACAGCCGGCACTTCCCAGCTTATCGGCTGCATTGACACCGCTACCGGCCTGCCCTGCACCCCCAATGGCGGCGATATCACTATCACATGGGACAGCGGCACTAACAAGATATTCAAATTATAAGTTGGGATAGGAGGGCAGTCATGGAACAGTCAGATATCGACAAGCTGTTGGCCTTACGTTCCGCATGGGACAAATTCAAAGCCGTCAAAGAGAAGTCGAAGGAGGATTTTGACGCCTTTTATAGGGTTTTTTGGTCTTACGGCATGGAAGCCCGCCATGAGCTTGAGGAATTCAATAATGCTATGTGTATGCAGCTCATGCGTGAGATTTACACGCTGCGCGGGGAGTGCGACAAATGCAAAGGCCATGATGCAGAACCACCCTGCAAGGTAAATTGGGGTGCTGCATCTTGCGCCGAAACTACCCCCACTAAGTTGAATCCCGAGTTGTGGTATCACATAGTCCTTAAAGGCTTGCGCCTCGGCATCCGTCCTCCTAAGATTAGCGATACAAAACAAACAAAAGCGTCGCAAATCTCAGGCCACGGTAAACCCACGCATCTCAGCATCTTCGATAACAAATTCTATGCAATGTGCCCTCCGGGTCATGGTTACTATCACGACTACTATATTCCCTTGGAAAAGGCTCCGTTTGATTTAGCATGGACGCCTTAAATGGCTGTATTAAGGCCTGATGGAGATATAGCTTGTAGTCTGTATTGTAGCGCAGGCTCGTCCCATTATGCCTTAATTGATGAAACGACCCTTGATACCAGCGATTATGTTTATGCCCAGTCCAGCGGAACTGGTATCCCTTTTAGCGGGTCTGATTTATGCTCCTGCGGCACTTTCACCCGCCCAGCTACCATAAATAGAATAATTGGTAGTTTCTATCTTGGTTTCAACCTCGGCTCTTATGGCAACGGATTAGCATCCGCCACCATCAAGCTTTATACAGGTACAACCGAGTTGGTATCCGCCGCAGGTGTTTCCGGCTGGAATACAATCACCTACACCGGCGATTTAACACAGTCCGAGATAGATGATCTGCGGGTATATGTTTATCTTTCCGCCACTGATAGCTACACCTCCGATGGTAATAAGGGATATTATTATGGCGCAGCTTCCGCCGTTTGCTATATAGCCTATATCGAGGTCATACCCAATCAGACCATCACTCCTGGTAGCATAACAAGCTCCGCGGCCTTCGGCACTACCAAATTAAAACTCTACCTCTTACCCGGAAGTATTGGCAGCGGCGCCGCCTTTGGCTCAACAGATGTTAGCCAGGGGAAGATCCTCGCCCCAGGCAGCATAACCAGCGGTGCCGCCTTCGGAACTGCAAAGCTTAATTTCACCATCACCACATCTGCTATCGCCAGCGCAGTGGCCTTCGGAATTTCAAAGCTCAATTTCACCATCACCGCATCCGCCATCAATAGCGCAGTGGCCTTCGGAACGGCAGGCATAAGCCAACTCGGCCGCCTTGCTCCGGTAGGTATCGTTTCGTCAGTGGCCTGCGGCACGCCTGCATTAATCTACAACCAGGTTATTACCCCCAGCCCCACCGCCCCAGCCGTGGCTTTCGGTGTGCCACGGTTAAGGTTTTATCTAATCCCTACCCCGTCCGCCCCAACCGCAGCCATCGGCGCTCCCATCTTAAAACCACAGCAGTTTGTAATATCATCAGCCATTACCACGGCGGCATCCGTCGGCGAGCCATGGCTCGACCTGCATATTACCTCTGCCGGAATAGCCAGGTCAGCAGCCTTCGGCACTGCCATAATCCGCAACCGTCAGCTTATCGCGCCGTCAAGCTTCGCCAGGACAACCGCATTCGGAACTTCTTTGCTTTCCCAGGGGCATTTACTTTTAACAGGCATCTCTTCGACGGCAGCCTTCGGTTCACCGGCCGTAATCCGCTTCGTTTTCCATGTTATAATCACAGCAGTGTATAGTATTGACGCCCCCGATATTAACCGCATCTTCATCATCGGCCAGGACGCGACCGGTGCCGATGTGTCGGGTAATGCTATCACCCAGGCCGATGTTGACCTTGTCGGCGAGCGCCTCGATGTCCGCCACGATCCAGCCATCCCGTCCGCCGCCGCAGCGTCCGCCGTTGCCACGGCTTTGCTCGCCGCCGCCCGCATGGAAGGAAAGCACGGAACTATGACCATTCCGCCCCACTGCGGCCTTGAGCTTTGGGACGTGCTTTCGGTTTATGATGAGGTCGCCAATCAGAATACGAGTTACCGCGTCAGCGGCTATACCTTTGAGTATGATACTAGCCAGGGCACCTACCGCCATACCCTCGACTTCTGCGCGCCGTGATCCCACCCCCCACAAACGTCATTGCGAGGCCGCCGCAGCGGCCGTGGCAATCCTTGGATAGTAAATTTTTATTTGATATATGGTTTCAGCTTTGAAGAACGTGCTGGATGGCGTAGCCTTCTCATTGCCGAGATTTCAATCTGTCCAATTCTTGATCTTGAGACATTTAGTATTTGTCCAACTTCTTTTTGCGTTTTAGTTCGCCTATCGATTAAACCAAATCTTTCTATTATCACTGCCCTGACCTTAGTCTCGTTCTGTCCTTCAACGCTATTAACCGCATCTATCAAAGCATCGTGTAAACTGATCCCGTTGATTTCATCGTAGTATCGCTCATTAGCTTCTGGAGGCCAAGTACCAAATATAGCCGCCATCAGCATTGTCTCATTGTTGATTTCTCTTTTCTTCATATTTTTCACCTCTCCGGCATTCTATCCCCGCACTATCCGTAGGGTCTATAGTATTATGTCGCTTTTTATTTTGAAATTAGTTCCGGCCCACTGTTGGTTTCTCGCTATACCCCCACCCTTGACATCTCATTGATATATGCAAAAATATCTTAAGCTACTGCACTTTATTGGTTATAATGTATTGGGGGGTATAGCGGATGAATAACAAAACGTACTTTATCGTTCAGATGGCTGCCATCGTTTTCCTGGTTATAACCGTGCTAATCCAGGTATTACTGTTCTTAAACGTGAGCGACCGCATGACCACCATTGAGCAAAAGCAGGCCGTGCTGGAGCGCCATATGGGCGTGCTCCGGGAATCTCAAATTAACATTGAGCCCCTTCTTAGCTATCCGGACCAGTAA